TTGAGTTATCTCAAGTTTTTCTGTTGACTTATATAAATCTTCTATCAACATAAACTGTTCCTGATCGGTCGGTAACTGCTCACTTTTTTTAAGTAGATCAGCTTGAAATAATTCTCTTGATGTCTCTAATGATGTTAGTCTAGCTGTAATCTCTGTGTAGGCCAGCACTCCCGAAACTGCAGCTGCGATAATCATGAGCATGTTCTTGACCGGCATGCTTACAGATGTATTTTCACTAATTTTCATTTTTAGGTCCTATGATTTTATCATTCATTAATTTAATTTCAGGATTTTCTTTTTTGTAATCATCTTTTAATACATCCCATTTACTTTTACCATCTGCAGGTCTATTATCTAATCTAATTGGGGTAATACCACTACATTTAGATACTAATAATTTAAAACTATCATTTTGTGCAAGACTAGGGTTGCTGTTAACTCTACCACACATCTTCATCAATTCTAATTGTTGTTTAAGTTCCATGTTTTCTTGCTGCACTTGTCTAAATTTTTTAGTGCAAGCTGTTCCTATGTAGTGCCTGTAAGTTACGCTAATACTACCATTATCAGAATCATTGTCATAACTATTATTATTATTAAAATGTCTATAGTCATTGTTTCTGTCTTCTTTTTGGAGTCTAACATCGACTTCACCAGTTCTGCAGCTATTAGTCCCACTAGTTAGATATTCGTTTCTTGGATATGCAGGTTTTGCAAACACAGTTAGACCTATGAATAATAAAATTAATACTGCTGTAAATCTGTAACTCATCCTGCAATACTCCATTGTTCATAAATCCTATCTGTTTAAATCCTTAATATCGTAGCTATGCTCCCGTACTTCATCGGCGAGCTGTCGATAAAGATTCTCTGCCATCTGCCACGTAGATTCTGCAGAAGTTAGTCTTGTGTTTTGATCTGTAAGTTTTTCTTGAGCTACAGTTAGATCTCTTTGAAGATTTACTATTTGAGTCTGATTAGAATTAATTGTGTCTGTTAGATTAACAATATACTTAACGCCCGTAAATGTTCCGAAAAGTACAGAAGCTATTACGGGCACTAATACAAAATTCTTTTTAAATAATTCTGCTATATTCATTACTTAACAATGTAAGCTACAACAAGAATAACAACTACAAGACATTCGATCTTGTGGTCTGACCAGTAATGCATAGCTTTACTTTTTAATTTATTAATCATTTTTTTTCTCCTCAATTTCATAGAAAAACTTATCCGTATCTTCTGTACGCCAAGCCCTGCTATCTTCAACATTCCATTCAGAAGTTTGCACTTTCCAGTCAGGAGTACTATCTTTCACAGTGAAAGAAGGTAGGTCCCATATACATCTGTTGTTAGGTTGTGCCGCATAGTTGCCGTTGTCTAACGCAATTATGTGTGCGCACTTATGTTCGTGCGGAATTTCTGAATGATCAGAATTTAGTATATTAGCATCTGGGTGTGCCCAGTCAACTGTAAATAAATATTTACCGTGATACCATTTCTTGTCTTTACCAATGTATTTGCCGGATGCGGCTGTTAAAATATCCCAACTAGTAACAGCAGGGTAATAAGAAAAACTATTCCACAGTTCCAGTTCATCAAGTCTTTGAATCGGAACAGACTCGGGGTCATAACCACGTTGAATAAAAGCCGATATGGGTAAACGATAAAAGATTGCACCGTTTTCCATGATGGCATGGAACAATATAGCTCGTCCGGTAAGAGATGTGACACCAAAGATGAGACACTCTTCCACTTCGCCTTTATGTTTTTTAAGATCATATAAATACTCCCTTTTTATTTGGGCGTATTGTACAGGAATATTTGCATTTAAGTAAGCCATATTTTTATTTTATTGTACCCCAATTTGGTCCAGATTCATAGTCTACCTTGTTCTTAACCACTAAAGGTATTGCAGTCTCCATTGTTTCTTGGACCGTGGTCCGTGTTTCTTCGTCTTTGATTGATACACAAAGTTCATCGTGTATTTGTATGTGAGGTATTATACCTTTTTCATATAATAAAACCATGGCCTTTTTTGTCATATCCGCAGCTGATCCTTGTATCAATCTATTTAAAGCTTTGTAAGTAAAAGCAGGAGTAAAGTATTCTGTAAACCAGAACTGTCTTTCTTTCTCTGTAAACTGTTCAATTTTCTTTTGAGATTTAGCGTTAAATAATAATTTAAATTTAGACCAAGCATTTTCTTTTGATAGTAGTTTAGGAGCAACATAAGCTCCTTCATATTTAATTGTACCATCTTTTTGTTTTATTGATTTAGCTTCAGGGTCCCATTCTTCAAACTTACGTATTTTATTATTCCATCTTTTATTAACACTTTCGTATTTATCAAATCTACAAAACCTATCTTCAAGAGTAAAAATTAATTTATTATTTTTAGCAAACCCCATCAGACCATCTGATAATTTCTTAACAAAAGGAACTTTCCTATGGTAAGTATCAAACAAAGTTTTTGCTTGAAGTGTATCTAAGTTTAATTCTGCTTGTAACTTACCTTTTCCCATACCATAGAACAATCCAAGGTTAATTGTCTTAGCTTGTTTTCTAGATATTTTTGCCATGTCGGCTACTAATTGATGAAAATCTGCTTTAGAGTCATCAAATTGTTTTTTTAAAGCCTTACCTTCTTTAGATACGCCTATGTCTCTAAATTTTTTCTCATCAGTTTTTTCATCAACATATTCTTCTAATTCTCTTAATATCTTCTTTATTGCATAATGTACCACAATCCTTGGTTCTTGCTGAGAATAGTCAAAACTACCCCATCTATGGCCTTCCTCAGGAATAAATAACTCCCTCATCTTCTTTCCTATATAACCTTTAGAAGGTATCTGTTGTAGGTTTGGGTTACTCATTGAGAATCTACCAGTTACAGTTCCTCCACCATCTCCTCTAATTTGATTTATATCTGCGTGTATCCTACCTTTGTAGACATAACCTTTTAAACCCCCAATAAAAGTATTTACAGCCTTATCGGCTTCTCTTGCTTTTGATACCATTCTTAAAAATCTATCTTCATGAGTTTTTAAATAATCTTTTGGAAGTTTAGGCATTTCAGATTTAGCAGTCTTTTCAAAGTTTGTTATATTTCTATTATCTAATAATAGTTTTACAGAAGTTGCTGCCCACAATTGAAGATCTAACTTTGTATGTTTTTTTATTATTTTTAAAAGATTATCTCTTCTAAGTGTTAGTCTTTTTCCAAGTTGTTCAAGTTTTTGGGTATCTATTCTAACTCCCTTAAACTTCATGTCAACTAAACAAGGAAACAATCTTGTTTCTAATTCAAATATATTTCTACATGTATACTCTTTATTGTCTTCAAGTTTTGTGTATAATACTTCATCTAATTTTTTATTAAATAAATTCCATAATTTTAAAGTTAAGTCTACGTCTTGTTTTGCATAATCTTTTACTACACTAGAAGGTAGTTTATCCATGTTAGACATCGGATCTTTTTGCATACCACCAGACCATTGAAAAGTTTTTTCTTGTAAATCGTATTTGTATTTATTTTCATTAAGAAAATCTTTAGCTAAAGCATCTAGTCCATATTTAAATCTGTTCTCATCAATTACAGAAGCAGCTACCATTGTATCTAATAATCTTCCTTTTAACATCTTACCTGTTGTTGCTCTTAACCAACAAACATCATAAATTGCATTATGAAATACCTTTGCAATCTTATCGTTTTGTAAAAGTTTTGTATTCATTTGATTCCAAAACTCTTTTAATTCTTCCTCTGACTTATCGTCATCACTGTGCTTTAATGAAAAATAAACTGTATCTTTACCAGTAGCTACAGCTACCCCTGTAATAAAACCATCATTTCTAACTGCACCTAAACCTTTTGTTTTAAGGTTTGGATCATAAGTTTCTATATCAATAGCTACCGTATCTACACCTTCTAAGTCTAGATCAATTGGATGTTTACACATTATAATCCCTTTCTAATATCATTTCTAAATAATGTATTGCTTTCTTAATGTCCTCTTTCTTTCCCTTGAACGAGTGCCTGCATATATACTTTATAGCGTTACCCTCTGCAAAAAGCAATTTATTTTCATTTATAAATTCTGCAGGTTGTAGTTTCATTCGTTTATAATGTTTTCCTCCGACTTGTTTGTCTAATGAGTCGTATCCATCTTTTTTAAATATGTCACTGTTAGTCATGTTTCCTCCTTTTAAAGTTCTAAAATTTCTCTCCAATTGTCTTGTATTTTTGCTAAAGAATAAGGACCAGAAGATCCTATAGTCCAACAATCTGTTTTACCTCTACTGTAAGCAACGTAAGCTAATCTTGTTGGTTCAAAGTTACGAGGTTCAGGTCTCCATACAGATAGATCAACTATTATATTGTCAAAAGTTAATCCTTTTACTTTATGTATTGTGTCGTGTTTAACTCTTGGTTTTTTAGTTGTATCCATGCCACTAGTTAAAACTTTATTAATGTAAGGTATTTTTGAAATTAATTTTTCATTTTTAGATAGAGCTTCATGGTTTAAAACTTCAGAAAGTGTGTTAAATTGTTTTACTTCTGGTTTTAGGTAACCTTCATCTATAAGTTCCTGCATATTCCAACTTTTATCTCTTAAAGATTTAAGTTTATCAACATCGCCTAGACCATTAACTTTTATTTTTGATCCCATTAATTTCCAATATTCTTTTACCTGTTGTTTAGAAACTTTATCATTCATAAAAGTTTTCCAATTTTTAAAACAACTAAAATGTTCTCTAGATACATGAGCACCACCTGATACCGTTTTATAATCTATTCCATTATCTTGAAGAAATGTATTTATAGATTTATGAGTAGGATTACCTCTGTAGGTAAATAAAAATGTTTCGTCTGTATTTAAAATTTTATTAATTAAAATATCTTTTGCCTTACACCCTTGATCTAATCTAGGTATATAATAAGATTTTCCA